AAAAATTAAATAAAAAAAGAGGGGACCCAGTGGATCCCCTCCTAAAAAGCCTATCTAGCTTTTTTACTCATCATCAGCCAGTTGTTTAAAGAAGTCCAAGCTGTCATCAGATGAGTCCTCGCCCCAAGTTGAATCTGATTCTTCAACTTTTGGCGCAGCAGACTGACGAGGTTCACTGAATGTATCCTCATCAACTTCTTCTGCCGTAGATGATACCGCAGTGGCTCCAAGAACTCGGTTGAGCTTGGTCTGAAGCTCTGCAAAGCTCTTGAAGTTCTTCCGGTCAACAAACTCCTGCAGGGAGTATTGTGTACCCCATACCCGTTCGAGCTCATCATCATCGTCGAGCATAGAGGACGGGCTGTCGAACTCAGAACGATCGTAGTTTCGGTAACCCTCAACATTCCGAATCTTCATCTTGAAGTTTGCACCCTCCCAGAAATCAAATGGATTTACTGGAGACTCGTCTTCAAACTCAGGATGCATCAGATCGTTGATCTTGTCAAAGATCCGCTTGCCGTACTTGTACAAGAAGACCTTGCCATCATTTTCGGGATGAGCGGGATCCTTTACAACATAGATGTTTGAGATGTAGTTCAGACGGCGCTTCTGCTTGCGTGCCTGTTCCTTACCGGCTTCATCACCACGATTCCAAAGCATCGAATTGTATTCACCAACTGGATCCTTTTCATTAAGGGTCGTCAGTGAGTTCTCGATGTACCAGCCACCTGGGCCCTGGAACCCATGAGAGAACAAACGTACCCAGGGAAGGTCCTCGCCCTTCGGTGCTGGCAAGAACCGAATAACGGCATAGCCGTTTCCAGCCTTGTCGACTTCAGGCTGCCAGAACCGAGTATCGGCTCCACCCTGCTGTGATCCAGAATTCATTTTGGTGGTTTCAGAAACGATCTTGTCGTAGAGTGACTTGCGGGATCGTTTGAGTTCTGCGAAAGATGTAGTCATATTTTTCGTATCCTTGTATAAATTGTATGTTTACTTGTCCACATAGTCATAATATAATAAGTTATTTATAACATATATTGTGACCATTGTAAATAGATTTTCTAAAAAAATCTATCTTGCTCTACAGTTTTTTCATCCCATGTTTGCCTGTCCGATTTATGATTTTCCCAACTCAATTCCATTTCGAGCTCTTTCACTCTTTCACGAAGATATTGGAGTTCACCTTTATATGCTTCTACTTCACGATTCATTGATAATCTCCTTGAGTTTTTTACGATATACAAACGGATCGTAGGTTAAAAACTTATTGTATTTAATGATAAGTCTTTTCTTTTCCTCCCATACTATGTCGTCTAAATTTTTGCCCCAGTGGTGTAAGAAGTTCAACACGCTGTCCATAATGATAATTGTATCGATGCTGATCTTCTTCTGTAATAAGAACTTCAGTAAAAGCGGATGATTATTATTATCTACTAATAATAATTTATTAAGTTCCAGATCGTGATCCCTGCAGTGATCAACAAGCCAACGTAACTCAGTATCAAAGTGATAGCTAAGAGATTCCCGACGCTTCTTAAATCGAACATAGTTATCCTCACTCTCTTGCGATATTAGATTACCGATCCAGTTATCGCTTACTATAAAGTTGCTCACAAAGAAATCAACGAGTTCTTTTTCGTCATATTTCTTCGCTAACTTTCGGAAAAAGAACTTGTCATTTCTTTTGAGGAATGACTCGACTCCGGCACGCACCTTGCCATTATATTTAAAATAATCATAATCACTAGTAAAGTGCCGCTTAAGCGCCAGATAAGTCTTGTAAGCATCAAACCCTTCTGCAACGTCGTACATATTACACCGGCAGTTTGTTAATCTTCTCTTTCATCATATTAAGGTCACTCGCTTCAGAAGCGATAGACTGTTTGATCTTACTGTTTATGAGTTTTGCAGCTGTTTCAATTTCAATCTCGTGATTTTCACAGTAGTGAACTATTGCATCCATATATGGTATATTTAACTCACATACGAGCTCTTCTATTCGCATAGAAAAAGTATTTGTATTTAAAGACATTTATTTTTCCCATTTATAAAATATGTGATCTTCAATTTTAGTAGTTCGTTTTTTTGTTTTTGCCCATGCCGGCGATACATAATATGCATGATAGTGAGTAGCACCAGATGTGATATCAATCATTTTTTGATTCATCAACATACGTGCTAGGCGATAAATATTTCTATACTCACCCTCATTATGGATCTTGTCAGTTTTACCGTCGCAGTACCAAGAGAACTGACACTTGTGACGAACTGGTATCATATCACCATTGCCTTTCCAGGAAGAGCGATGTGGACCTTCCATTACAACTTCACAGACTGTACTAGGAAATCTATTGTCATTAACTCTATTCAGAGTTACTTGACCCACAGCAATCTGTCCAGCAATGGATTGACTCCTAGCCTCGTGATATATATTCAGTGCTAGACAAGAGATTTGATCGTTTGTGGCGCCTGCTGTGCCGCTACCGCCAACCAGCAATGCGCCCATAAGTAGTGTTGCTAATGCATTTTCCATAATGATATACTATATTAAATTGACAGAAATGTCAACCTATTTTCCCATTGCATTCAATGGATTTTCTAGAGCCCTTTTGATCTTCTCGTCAAGTTCTTTTCTCAAGGTCTTCATGTCTTGAGAGAATTCTCGACTGTCCTCTTTCACTCTCTGTTCGGTATCCTCTACGATCTTTTCGATTCTACGAATGTCAGTCTTCATATCTAGTTTCAGGTCGCGGTTTACACCACCAATAAGTTTAACCTCACTCTTGACCACTTCCATTTCTTCTTTGAATACGGATAGTGTATCATCGATCTTTGATTCCATCACAGTTATACGCTTATCAAAACCAGAAAGATCTGGTGCGGTATAGTTTTGAATTGCTTCCTTCATATCCATGTAGTCTTTATAGAACTCAAATGCTCCATAAAGCCCACCTCCTAGTGTCGATAATGCTGTAATGATTACAAATATCTTCCCACCTCGAAACTTGACACCGGCAAACTCAACTTCAGTTTTGCCGTCGTCTGACATTTTTTTCTCCTATTTGTATTGTGAACTGACTAAACTGTTCATAGCAGCATCACTTCCACCAAACATATAATATTGTGCTGCATTGTTATTCGTAATGCTTTGATTATTATATACTGTAGTCGACTGATACCAAGATGTGTTATCAATTAATTTTGGTTGGTTTGCGGTGATATCAGCCGAGACTAAATTCATCAATGCAACCTGTGTTGCTTGATCCTGAGCAGAGTTACCTAAACGAGCAACGATATTCTGGACGATCTTCTGTGCCATTTCTCGTTTTGCTTCGGCTTTTGTTTTTGGCTCTGACTTTGATTTGGACTCTGACTTTCCTTCTGCCTTAGATTCAGATTTGGACTCTGACTTTGGCTCACTGGTTCCACTTTCCGCTGTGTCCTCAGTAGACTCATCTGAGCCTGAACTATCTGGTTCGGGACTATCGGATACATTTTCTGTTACCTCTGCTACTTGCGTTTCAACTTCTGCTTCAACCGACTCGACCGTTTCAGAAACAGTCTCGGCAGTTCCTGTGTCATTCATATCTGCAATTGGCTCGACCGTAATCTCCATGTTAGCATCAACCGTGACTTCGAAGCTCTCCATACCACCCATATTATCAGCAACCTGAACTTCGTAAACTTCTAATGGAGCAATCTCCATCTCGGTCTCTACAGACTCGATTGTCGGTTCTCCTAGATCCAGAGTTTCGGTCGACGTAGTGGTGTCATCCGTGAGGGTGTCTATTGCTGTTGCTACCAACTCTTCTGTAATTGTAGTGATCTGTGATACTATTAACTGCGTTTGGTCAAACGTCGTCTGTATTATAGAATTATCAAATTTAGGACCATGGTTTCCGGAATAGAAACCTTGGTCAATACCAAACAACTCCAATGTGGCGAGTGCGCTATCATACTCATTTGATTGAATCGTTTGCGTGAAAAAGAAATCAGTCTTGTTGTATCCAGAGAAGTTAATATTATCGAAAACATGCTCGAATTTATGCAGAAGATTACCAGCAGAATCTTTAATGTCTAAGGTAATGCTAAACATATCTTTACAATCTGATTGATATGATGTTGAACTGCATAGAGGGACTTGAAGATTTGAACTATCTGAATGCACATGAGCACCATATGTAATATCAAACCCCTGATTGATTTCACTCTTTGTCATTTGATTGAATAAATCAACAGTCTGTTTTGCAGTACCGCCGCCTGTAGATTGGTTGCCTGTCTCTAAACAATTACCGCCACCAGGTCCACACGTATCACCTATAAATGTGCTTCCACTCGTACTCCAGTTTGGTGCAGTGGTTGTATTCGTGCTTGCTTCAAATCCAGGATTAGACAGATAATTTTTTGAAGTTACAGTAGATGTTGATTCAGACGTGACTTCTTCTACAGTCGTTGTGGTATGAACTTCTAATCCTCCTCCAAGACTCTCGACTGTCGTTTCTTCTGATACAATCGTTCCACCGTTTGGACCTACATCCTGTGCATTAGAATAAGAAGGGTATACCAAGACAAGTAGGAACACCAAAGAAGCAACCAGCACCGAGCAAACCAACGCCCAAGATGGTAAGTGGTGTTCTGTAGTCTTCGTATTCGTGCTCATCAGAGTCAACGTAATCATCTACTGGTTGTTCTCCTGCGGAAAAGGGTAGTCATCGTTCTTTTGATCCTCCGAGCCTTCCCTGCTTGAGACCATTAGTTTTGACCCAGAAGGAATGTCCTGTGGGTTCTTTTTCCATTCTGCAAGAGCCTTGTCTCCAATCGCCCCCTTATATGGACAAGGAGTTCCTGCCATAAGCATAGCATCAAACACTCTTGCATCTTGACACATCGTTGATACTGCAGCTACCTTCATGCCCATACCAAAAAGAGACCTTGCGAGTTTTAGCCTTTCACAGTTCTCATCCGTAACAGTAACACCAGAAGCAATCCCAAGGATTTGAGTTTGAACTCCGGCACTAAATGCACTCTTGCAGACGTCACTATTATTAACGACAATCGACGGTGCTGATGCGGTTGGGGGCGTTTTATCTACTGTAACAGTACCGCTTGAAACGGTAGATACTGTATTTGTTTGTGCTGATAAAGCTGTGGGTATCAATAAACCAAATAACAAAGCCACAGCCAATAACGTCTTATTTGACATATTTGGCTCCGTATGGTTTAATACGGGGGGCTAACCGTGGCCCCCCACGTGCGTATTACGGCGCAACCCGTACTAAATTTTTAATCCTTCTTATTTATAAAGGACTGAAGCTTTTCTGCCTGAGCAATAATCTCCTCAGGGGTGAACATCTTGGGGACATATTTCTCAACGTCCTTATAGAGATCTCTGTTCGTCTCCATTGCTTTGGTCATTGCTTCCCAAGCCATGGTTGAAGATTGTTCGTACTGACGGTCAAGAAGATCCTTTGCCATGCTCAGTAGATCAAAACGGATTTCATATGGGTTCTTAGCCATTGAGTTTACCTTCCTTGTGCATGATTACAAGATTACGAGCAATATCGTTTTGCCCTTCAAGTCTCAGTTGGGAAACCGCGTGAGCTACACCAATGGATTCTGCCCATCGGCAAAGTGTTGATAGTATTTTCATTTTAGACTCCTTGTGTTTGTGTGTATGTGTGGTGGGTTATTCTGTTTCCAGGGAACCCACCGAAACCCAGAGTAATTATGCCGCTAGGGCGTAATCCTCAGATGCAAAATTATCGTTTGCATTTAGTTTTTTGCTTCTTTAGCCCCCGAATACTCAGTAGCCTTAACGCCTTCTGCATTGGCGGTGACTCCGATTTCCTAATAACTGCCAGTCGATCCTAGTTCGCCCCCATCAAAAAGAGATTTACTTTTTATTTTTTTTCCTACGATTTTTCTTTTTAAATTCTAAAAAAGTCATTTGATATTGTGCGGTAGGATGGGCTAAATATTCTCTGTATAAATTACCTGAGTTAATTGCATTTGCCAATCCAGCTTTTTTTCTTTTCTTGTATAATTCAATACTTGTTTTATTATCCATACCGCCCATAATAAATCTCCTTTTGGTGGAGGCGCCGGGTACTGCCCCCGAGTCCTAACAGTGTTGAGTCCTCCTCAACGTCACAATCTATATATTAAATCCTCAATGTAAAAAAGTCAATGGATTTATTCAGACTTGAGTGTGGTAATTACACCCCATGCAATTGCTGCCCAACAAATGATATTCATTGGGATAAGAGCTGAGAAAAACAGCCCAATTACACCGACAGCGATAAGAGCACCGCCATCCCATGAAGTACGCTCTGCGATTCGATCTTTAATCCATTGCATTTTACTTTCCTTTCGATTGCTTCGAAGACACCTCCTTTTTTGAGGTGGTAGTGTTATTTATACCATCATCCCACTTAAAACTATCTCGCATCTCAACAAGCCTCTTATTGGTACGTGAACGATCCATATTAATAATGACGTCCTTTGTACACCCGATCTCCTTGCACACCACCGGGGAGATAACTGCCCCCAGTAGTGTGGCTGCGATGGAGATGGGTTCAATTGCTCGTGCTTGACTCGGTAGTGACAGGAGCGACAGGGACAGCACGCATAGCATTGTTCCTTTCCTCATCCTTCACCTCCTTCGCATTTTTATCAAGTTCACGCCATGCAGCCTGTGACTGAAACTTAGATTGCATAGCACGTGCTGTAAGAAGACGATTACGCACGATCTTAGCAGCTTCCTTAGCATCGAATGCTAGTAGGACATAGGCTCGATACTGAATACCATCAGGGACCAGTGATAGCTCTCTTTGTGAGTAGCCATTTACCTCCGCATCCGCAACGATATTCTTCGTAGCCTTCTCGACCTCATTTAATACAGCAGCATCGAAGTCATCACCACCGACCTTCGCCATATAGGTCTTAGTCTGGCTGCGTAGCTTCGAATATATACGATCCGCTAACTGCTCCTTTGCATTGAGACGAGCGATATCAATAGCGAGCTGCATATCAGGCATTAAAGATGTGCCGGATGAGAATACGATATTATCCTCTTCGGGCGGCGAAAGAAACCAAGAAGGTATGGCGGCGACAGAGTCCTCAACCTTTTCCTTTTTGTATTCAAAGATCTCCTTCTCGACGGCAACTTTTAGTGCCTTATCCGATGAACATGCACCGATAGTTAAGGCTGCTACCGAGAGGAGACCTACTGGAATTACACTACGCATTATAGACCTGCTGTACGTAGTGCGATATCAGCAACACCTAACACCATGTTAGCTGCGACGAGACCACCAAATACCATTAATACAATCATAACAATCTCCTATTTCACTGTTTCATAGCCATTCAGAATCTGCACGATCTTGTCACGGGCGCCAGACTCGACGAACGCATCCATGACTTTTGGGTAGATGTCCGGAAAGTAACTGCCAATCAAAACACCGACACAAAATATTATCACCGATTTCATTTACAAAGCTCCTTGTATCCATATAGAGTATATCCACCATCGTAGGTCTTTACACTCGATTGTAACCTGCAATTAGAGTTTAGTTTAATCTCTACGTGCTCCCCGTAGTTCATCATGCTCTTTGGTAGGGGTAACACAATGTCTTTCAGTCTCTTCTTCTCATATTTGTGAGAGCACTTCACAGTTGACCGAGACCGAAATAGCTCTGGTGAGACCTCACTGTATATCCGCTCTTTGGCTCTATCAACAGCTCTATTACAGCCCTTGTCCGCATCCATTATAAACGGATCAAACCGAAATGTCTCTTGCTGATTGAACCACTTGCCGTCCACAAGACTCTCAATCTGAACTGTACACTGCATGGTCTTGTCTGTCATCATGCGGATTGACTTGTCAGTGATACGAGTCGACTCGATTACTTTTGTGTGTATGGACTCAACATCTCTGTCATACTCGCATGGTGAAGCCATAACTGCGGTGGGTAAAACCATAGCGGCAAGGAAACTACTGTACTTCATGGCGTATCCTTACATTGATCTTATCGCCCTGTGGGCGTACCTTTGTTCTTGTATGATAGAACCTACCACCCAGAGAGTACGTCACTAGGTAACCATCTAAGACGCTTTGAGTCTCTGTTTTGTGAACTGTTTGGCACTCATTTACATATACTGTACCTGTGGGTGCTGTGATACGATCAAAGATCTTCTTGAGAGGACCGTCTGTGTACCCCATGTAGCCCCTGTTATCAAAGCGTACGGTTTTTGCAACACGATCACAGACACGATACGGTACTTCGACTTGAACATTTCGTGTCAGAGCTCGTACATCAAGCACAGTACCCTCCAGAGTCTCAGCCCCGACAGGAGCTGAGACAAGGAGAGCAGATATGAAGATTGCTTTCTTCATTATGCGGCTTCCGCAAACTCCAGAGCTTTCTGGAGAGCGAGTGTCTTCTTCTTGCGGTTAGCACCGAACCATGCCGACTGCAAGCGAGTGTCATTGGACTGACCAAGAGTGTGGTCCGTCATGTAGGTCACGGTGTTGAAAGCTTGCCACCATGTACCACGACCGTATTCGGCACCGGGCTGAGTGTCAAGGACCTCCATAGCCAGTCGAGCGTTCCGAGACATTTTCTTCTCGCGGTTGTTAGAGGTGAACGGAAACACGGTGTTGAAGTACTCGACGAGGTTCTCGTCGGTGAAGTGCTTGGAGCCAAGGAACTCAGCGGCCTCCTTGTACGTAGCGAGCTTCTCCTGAGCAACACCGAGAGTCTGCTTGACGGCTTCTGCATCGAACTCTGCACGGTGGTTGACCTTGATCATGTGCTCGGTTACACCGTTAAGAGCCATCGTGATCGTGTTATTGCAGACAACGCGGACTGGAGTCATCATCACGGTGATGCTCATGCCGTACTTATGAGGGTTAGAGAACAGAAGGAAGTTCTCAGTCACGTCACCCTTCACGGCTTCGAAGACCGCGTCCTTGATCTTAGCGAGTGCCCAGACCCGACGACCCTCCTCGAGTGCACCAGCGGTGTGCATCTCCATGTCACCGGCTTGAACGAAGTCATTGAAGAACTCGAAAGCCTCTCGGTTCTGGAGTGGATTCCAGTCATCACCGATGGTGTCCAGATACTTACCATCCGAAGACCGTACCAGACCCTTCTTGCCAGGGACTGTATTCTTCCAGCCAGAGTCCGACTGGTACTCGAGGTCGACCTTTTGGACTTCCCAGTTCAGACCAGCTTTCACGAGCATCTGCTCTGGTGTCAGATCAGCTGGAACTTTCGTGCCAAGCCCATGCCAAGGAACCTCTCCCGCATAAGCCATCGTTTCTACCATATGTGCCATCAAGTTTCTCCTTTGCGATAGCGTTTCATTTAATAAGATTATATTAACATGTATATTCTTAAAAGTAAATAGATTTTCGAAATTTTTTTTCGAAAGCCTACTCTCACGCGCGCCATTACACTTCTTCGCATACGACTCTATGAGCTTCGCCTCTTCACTGGTAATACCTCTTATGTTGCTTTAGGTGCATGAGTTCTCTTTCTGTTCTCGCTGCTTTTGGCGCTTTATGGCAACATGCATGTTGCTTTTCGCGCAGGGGTAAAATCAATTTTTCTGCGGAGATATTTTTTTACGCGCCTAGCCACCAGGGAGTTAAAAGAAAATATATAACACCCTCGCGCGCTCAGAGCCTAGCCTTAGATATACTCCTCTTCTTTAACAAACTCAACAAGCTCCATCAGCTCCTTCACGAGCTCCCGGCCGTAGTCGGTGAACAGGATGCCCTGATCGTAGACCCACATCTCAACACACTGGTGGCTGTAAAACGTCTCTGAGGACGTCATCCAACGGAGTGCGTTGATGCGGTTGCCAGCGCCAGCTTCAATCACCTTCGTGATCTGAGCTTTGAAATCAGCGAGAGCCTCTTCCTCTCGTCGAGCCTCTTCAGCCTGACGGCGATCAAAGGCACGGCCAGTGGCATCCCAAATCTCTTGCTTCTCAGCAGGAGTTGTATCGGCATCATAGAACCGATGGTTACGAGGACGGAACCCATAGGCGTCCTTGTGGAAGTCCGAGAAGAGCTCTTCGCTGTAGGTATACATGGTGCTTGTCTCCTTATTCATCATATGTACATTCTACCACAATCTGGTAATTATGTCAACCATTTTTGTAGAGTTTGTGGCTGTTCTGGCGAAAGTGCCAAGTCTCAACCACCGGGTTGCCGTACTCGTCTTCGTCCACTACCACATGGGCACGGGTCTTAAGCACCCGAGCGTAGCGGCAAGGCCAGCCATTAACGGGGTTATCAGACACCCAAACGAGGTGGGGATATTCGTCTGTACCCTGCGGGTTGGCAAACACGCCGTGAGCAGGGTTCTTGCTGAATTCAAACAGGTTACCAGTGTCCTGCTCGTTAAAGCGTCCAAGGATGCTGCCATCGCCAATGCCAAAGTAGGTGTTCTGATCTGCAAACGCCATAATCATCTCCTTATTCATCATATGTACATACTAACAGGTAATGACATATGTGTCAACCTTTTTTTTAAAAAAGTTTAGGCAAAAGCGATCAGAGCGAAGTACATCACGGTGAAGAATCCCAGAAGCCCCAGGAACTCAGATATGCGTGTGAGTGCGGTCATCATTATATTGTCCCCAAAACAGTTGAGATCTCTTCTAAGCATTCCCTCTTGGTGATGAACAAAGGACATTCAGTGAATTCTTGTACATACTCTACCGGTATCTCTGGCGCGTCTGTATGCAAGATACCGGCTGCATAATCGGGTGCACACTCTAGAGTCCACAACCCATCCGAACCACCTGTCATCAGCCACCTATTACCGTACTCATCCATGTGCTCATATGAACCAGTATAGCAGCGCTTAGATGTTCTTTTCATTATTTTGCACCTCGGATCAGGCGAGCAACGTCGCGGTCAGCAAAGTCACCACGGGAAGCCCAGTTACGGAATGCGGCGCACTCCAGGAATCCTGCCTCGCACTTGGCGGCCATGGAGCACGTGTCACAAGGGAGTTCGCGCTTGTTCTCTGGACCGGTGTGATAGTCGATGGTATTGTAGACAGCATCTGCTTCGCTCTTATAGCGAGTCATGAAGCTCGTGTCGGTCTTAGCCCAGTCGTACATTTGGTTGTTGTTCATATCAATATCTCCTTATTCATCATAGGTACATTCTACTCTATTCCGGCCCTAATGTCAACAAGTTTTTTCAATAAAAAATCCAATGATATCAACACCTTGCTCCTAGGCGCCTCTAAGCCATTGATAACAAACGAAAATAAAGTGAAAATAATTTTAAAAAAAGTGCACTTAAAAAAAAATATTAAGCCATTGATATCGTTACATGTTTCCGTGCACTTTTTTATTGACATTATTATCAGAATATGGTAGAATGCTTGCATTCGGCGTACGCGCAGACACTCTCTTTCGAATTTCTGCGATCACGACAATGGTAGAGCGATATAGTACACACAAAGTGCCAAAAAAGGTGTTTTTCAGAAGGCCCTTCAGATTGCTTTTTTTATGGAAAAAAAGTGTTGACATATCTGCTCTTACAGTATAGAATGTATCATGATGAATCAAGCGGCCCCAAGGCCTTGGGGACTTTAGGAGAAGTCGATGCCTGACCGTATTACTCTATCTAAGCGTGCCAGTTTGGGTTGGGGTTCCGTATATGAGGACCTTATCAGACTCGGTCGAGTGCGTGGATTTGATGTATATAGTGATGAG